TCAGATATTTAGTTTGTTCTTTAATTCATTATACAAATCAGGATTCTTCATATCCTCCCAGTAGTATTTTTTGTAGCGACTTCTACTAAATCCATTCTTGTCATCATAAACCATGATGCATTCCTTGTCACACAAGATGATTACCGAAGACAGAAGCAGCTTGGCATAAGAAAAGGCCTGAAGAAATGCCGCTTCTATATCCTGATTATTCTTCATGTGGTATTTTGCTTCAATCAACACCTTTGCCTTTTCATCTTCTGGCTTGTTATCATAATGAAGTGCATAATCAGGGAAAATCCGATGTCCTCTTCCTGCATGAATTGGCAACTGACGGATATAGTCCTTATGTTCATACCATCCCATTTCGTTCAACAGCGGTTCCAACAGATTCATTTCAACGTCTCTTTCGTTTTCAATAGTGATTCCTTCAGGTAATGAAGGGGTGTAAATCTGTGGAAGTACGGATATGTCAAATCCTTTTCCTTCTATCATTCTCATGAGTTCTGCATAATCTTTTCCTGAAACTGGCCATCCGTTGACTCCTTGAAAGTTCTTTCTCACAAGCGGATGATCTGAAAAGTATTCATCGGCTTTTAGTTCCTTTAAAGAAATATGCGGAATTTCGATTCTGTTCCCTATATAAGTATTGCTATAATAATGGAAGAAAGGATCTATAACTCCATCTGTTTGCGCAATCCACAAACAGGTAATAGCACTAACAGGGGAAGTTTCATAGTGGATAAGAATATCTCCTCTCTTTGTGTCTTTACTGGATTGCCAGAACCCGGTAGTCCACTCTTTACCATATCCCTTAATTAATCCTCCAATAAACCATGCCACGGATGGTTTTGGCATTTCTGTATTATCTTCTTTGGTCAGGAGGTTTGGAACATAATCGTACATGAATGCGCTTAACTCATCAGGAGATAAACTGTTTTCGATTCTGAACTGATAGAAAATCTTGCATAGTTCCCAATAATACATGCACCTAACTTTATAGTCTGACTTCGCTGGTATTGGAGGTAATTCTATTTCAAAGTAGTCCGCAAGCCTTGTAAGCTGATAAAACTCATCTATGTAGATGTAAGGGAAGAAATATTCTCTAAATAAATAATCCAATTCCATTGACACGAATGGTACAAACTCTAACATCCTGTCAAAGTCAGCAATCTTTAGGACTTCCTCTGATTCAATTATCAGACCGGTGGATATGATTTCTTCATACAGCTTTCCGGCATCATCCAGGGATTTTAATTCTGTACCTTCATATTCTGATACTTTATAGCACCAGAAATCTTCCAGTATTTCGCAAATCATTTTAGAATTGAATCCATCTTTAATTTGGGGATTGTATTTCTCAAAAAGACGTTCTTCTTCTATCCACTCTTTTCTATCTCCAAAAGCAGATATGGCAGTCTTTCCTAGAGTGGAGTTCTTGTACAGATTCCAAAGGTACTGGTTGAATTTCATAACTATAATCTTTTCATACAGCCTAGAACTTGAAAAATATGTTCTATCATATTTTTAGGAAGTTCCTGAATTCCATATTCCGGAGATTTATTTGTAGGAACCAAAGTATAGCATTTAGGATCACTTGAAGGGCCTAATCTCTTAATCGTCCTCATCCCATTTGTTGTTACAATAGCATATACCTCACCCAAAGGGAGGAAAGAGATATCTTCAATTTTTTTTAATGCTATAATATCTCCATGTGTGATCTCAGGTTCCATAGAATGTCCTGTAACATTACACCAACAGGTTGCCTCATTATATTTCTTGAAGTCAATTAAATACTCAGGTTTTGTTGTTTGATCATTTAAGACAATATCAAAGCCTCCTATAAAATCTACATTATAATAGGGTACACCAACAGTAAAACTTTTCTGTGGAACTGAATCAGGATTATTTAATAGCATACTTCCTTCACCAGTGAGTAACCAATTCGTATTTAGGTCTGAGTATGATTTAGATATTTTATCTATTGTACTTCTTCTTGTATTATTACCCATTTTAGATACTGCACCATTACTAAGGCCGCATTGAAGCTCAAAAGACTGTACAGACAGACCTTTATACTCAATAAATTCAATTAACCTGCTCTTTAAATCCATTTCTTACGTTAATTAGAGTTAATATCTAAATATAATTAGATTTATAGATTGAAATATTAGATATTATATCTATATTTGCATATCGAAACTTAGATACGAAACAAAGATAACAAATAACATCAATAATACACACGATTATGAAAAAGAATTTATTACACGAGATTATGAGCCTTGCATGGCAGTTGGTAAAGAGAAACGGTTTCTCTATGAGTGAAGCGTTGAAATGCGCTTGGGCTAACATGAAGCTGAAAGCAGCTATGAAGCAGAGAATAGTTAAGTTCTACTTCAAAAAGGTAGACGGTAGCATCAGAGAGGCCTACGGTACACTGAAAGAAAACCTAATACCTGCGACAAGTGGTGATAACAGAAAGAAGAATGACACTGTTCAGGTGTACTTCGATACAGAGAAGCAAGAATACAGATGCTTTAAAAAAGCTAACCTGATAACCTTATAAATACACACGATTATGAGAGCAATAGAAGTCAGTAACAAACTAGATGAACTCTACAGAGAATTAGAATCTGTTAGAGGCATGTCTGAATCAGAAGTTTGTATCAAATACAATGCAGATTGCAAACAAGACATCGAAGATATTATCGAAGAAGAAATAGAGTCGCTGAGATCTTACGAGTGCGATGATTACAGCGAAGATGACGGTATGGACTACATCAGCCTGCAACAATTACAAGGATTGCCTGTAATATGCTGGTAACAAATACGCCCTGCTGACGGATTGAACGGCAACCGATAGCGAGAATCGGGCAGGGTTCTACTTGATTGGTTCTTTGACATGATGAAAATTTAGGCTTACCGTTAAGCCTGACGTGAAACGGACGACTGAGTAGCGATAACGGCTGGGTGAAAAGAGTATGAGTAATGGACTGCACTAAGCAAACGCAGCATACGAATCACACAGATAACAAAAACGACTTATACGATTGCAGGTGGCCGTAGGCCGGCTACAAAGACAATCTTCACTGATTAGACACCAGCAAGAACTATATATACCGTGGCTTACCAAACCTCTGGTAAGTAGTAAGGCAACCACCGGAACGCCCACGGGAACGAATTTTAAAACGCACGGTTATGAAAATACTTCTTTTTCTCTGTGCATTATCAGTGGTGGTGATGCACTTCAATCAAGACCTTTCACCTATGTATTGGGTCGGTCTTACCGGATTTACATTTACAAGTATATTAATTGCAAAAAGATTAGATGATGAACGAGCTGCAAGAAACAATAAAAAGCATCTGTAATGATTTCGCAGATATCAATGCTATACTGGCAGCTCGTTCTCGTGAGCTTGACAGAAGAATTGCTTTTGATAAAGAGATAAGTGAACAGATTAATTCAATATTAAAATCAAGGAAAGATGAAAAAAGGCGATAAGGTTAAGACATGGGTTTCAACACAGATTGGAACGGTTAAAAAGGTATTAAGCAATGGTAGGGTTGTAGTCGTATTCAAAGGCTCTAAAGTAGAATATGAGCTTGATCCTTTTATGGTGAAATTGGTATAGTCATACTTTAAAAAAATAGTGAATGGGTAAGTGCCGGGCTGTGAGGTTCGGCATTTTTTATTGGCAGGTAGTTCAGGCGGTAGAACATTTCGTCGGGTTAGCGAAAAGGTCACGGGTTCAAGTCCCGTTCTGCCAGCAAACAATCAAATATTTAAACTATGGTAAGAGAAATTACAGTAGACGAAAACTACCAGACAGTACGGCTGTTTGACGCAATGAAGAAAGGGGACATCTACAAGGTTCCCTACGACAAGAAACGGCATAACGGAATCAAGCTGGAAGCCTCACGCCGCAATCGTGACCTCCGGCTGATCGGAATCTTAAAGAATAAAATGGACGTGAAGTACAGGGTGTCGGCAACAGAATATCCAGGCTTCTCAGCAATTATCTGCTTAAAATAAGGAGATGCTTATGGAAATAGATGCATGGCAGTTGCAAGTCCTAATCAGAGAGACTGCAAAAGAGGCTGTTGCTGAGTTTGCGAGGCATCTTGAACCATCTAAGGACGAAATTACTTATAGTCAGGCATGTAAGGAATTTGGAGAAGGATGGTTAGACCATCAAATAGCTATCGGTGCAGCCAAATGGTTTCGTAAGGGTGTATATAAGAACTCCCCTAAAATCTTTTCACGAAAAGAGCTGAAGGCTTTGAAAGAGGGGCCTTCAAAAGTATTGAGAAATTGTTTTTAAAATAAGTGTATTATGAGTTTGATTAAGAAATCTAATGAATTGGTAATTCCTTCCACCGTTAAGATGATGATTTACGGTCAGGCAGGTATGGGTAAGACAACAGTAGCTTTGAGTGCACCTAAACCATTATTACTCGACTTTGATAATGGTGTGAAACGTGTAAATATGGCTCATCTTGACGGTATAGACATCGTTCAGGTAAGTTCATGGCAGGATGTTCAACAAGTATTACAGGAAGATCTTTCGTCTTACCAGACAATCGTAGTAGACACAATCGGTAAGATGATGGATTTTATTATCTCTTATAAATGTGGCACTAGGCAGCCGCAGATTAAGGACTGGGGCGGAATTAACGCTGAGTTCTCATGGATGACACGCACTCTTTCATCATTAAATAAGAATGTAGTGTTTGTAGCTCATAGGGATACACGAAAAGAGGGGGACGATACGGTATTTATCCCTGCTTTGCGAGAGAAATCCTATAATTCTATTGTGACAGAACTCGATTTGCTTGGGTATTTGGAAATGCGTAACGAGAACGGTGTGCAGAAGCGTACAATCACTTTCGATCCGACATCAAGGAACGACGGTAAGAATACCTGTAACCTGCCCGGATTGATGCAGGTTCCAACAATTCTTGACAAGAATGGAAATCCCACTGCCAAGAATGACTTTATCACAGCAAAGGTAATCATGCCCTACCTGAGCATGTTGCAGGTAAAGAAAGAAGAAGCTGCAAAATACGATAAGGTGATTGCTGAAATCAGGGAGAACATTGAACTTATTACTGATGCCAATTCTGCAAATGAATTTGCTTCACGCATCAACGAGTTTGAACATGTAGGCAGTTCTTTGAATATGGCCAGAAATCTGTTTTCTGCAAAAGTAAAAGCTCTTGGACTTATATTTGATAAAGAAACTAAGACCTATGCAGACAAAGCAGCTTAAATTCAAATTCTATGCCACGCTTTTGGATGCTTTTACAAGCTATCTGAAAAGCGATGCTATTTGGGAAAGGTATTGGGGATTCAGTGAGAATCCCCCACATACTCCTGAAGAGTTTAGGCAGAAGCAGTTCCAAAGCCTGATTGATACAATAAACCGTGTGCCGTTCGACAGTGAAGCAGCCGACAAGGGGACAGCTTTTAATGAGGTAATAGACTGTATGATTGAGAATCGAAAACCAGATAAGGTACAGGTGGAGAGATTGCTGTCTGATATGGTTGATGGCAGACAGTCAATAGTAGGACTGCGAGCCACTTACAATAATCGCCAGTTTGATTTCCCGATCTCCATCTGTCGAGAATTTGCCAACTATTACAAGGGTGCTTTAACTCAGCAACGGGTAGAATCAATCCTACCAACTTGCTTTGGGAATGTACTTTTATATGGCTATATAGACGAACTGATGCCGATGTCTGTTCATGACATAAAGACTACTGGTAATTATTATGTTGGTAAGTTCAAAGATCACTGGCAGCACATGGTTTATCCGTATTGTCTGATGCAGAACGGTAGTGATGTGAGGTTGTTTGAATACAACATTACAGATTTTAGAGCGACTTACACAGAAAGCTACACATTCGTACCCAGTCGGGATATACCTATCCTTATAAATCATTGTGAGGACTTTATCCGGTTCTTGAATGATAATAGAGATTTGATAACCGATAAGAAAATTTTTGCAGAAGATGAGTAACCAAATAACTGGGAGGCTGGTCTATATTGGCCAGCTCCAAGAAATCCCATCCAAAAGCGGTGGCAACCCGTTTGTGAAACGGGAATTTTTGCTTGATGCGACTACACACGACCCCTATACAGGTGAACGAAGTCAATACGAGAACATTCTACCACTTGAAGTAAGTGGTGACAAATGTGCCGAACTCGACCAGTTTCGTGTAGGCGATGTAATAACGATTTCCTTTGCTTTGCAGGGTAGAGAGTGGACAAATCAGGACGGACAAGTAAAACGTATGGTGTCCATCCGCTGCTATAAGCTGGAGGCCCGTCGGTCAGCACACCAGCCAGCGCCAATCCAGCAACCGGTTCCTCAACCGGGGCCGATGCCGCAACAGTTTCCACCGGAAGTAGATGCGAACGGGAATCCAAAAGACGATTTACCTTTTTAGCCTATGAGCTTATTTAATCTGAAAAATGAATACGATATACCAAAATTCAAGGCTTATGTAAACAAGCTGTTTCAGGAACGTGCAGTTGTGGAGGTGAAGAAGAAACTACCTAACCGCACTCTCGCACAGAACAGTTATCTACATCTGCTTTTAGGGTATTTCGGTAGTGAATACGGTTGCAGCCTTGATGAAGCAAAGATAGACTTCTACAAAAGGACTTGTAACCGTGATTTGTTTGAAAGAAAGACGGTCAACAAGAAAGGTAAAGAAGTAACCTACCTGCGAAGCTCAGCAGAACTGTCAACCGGTGAAATGACTTTAAGCATTGACCGTTTTCGTAACTGGAGTGCATCTGTGGCCGGCATCTATCTGCCGGCTGCCAATGAACAACAGATGCTAATCTACGCACAACAAGAAATCGAACGTAATAAAGAGTTTATATGATAGAAACAAGGAAAACAGAACAACGGTATGTAACATCTGACCCCGCAAAGATGCTTAATATGTATCTTGCAAAGGGCGTGTATAAAACATGGAATGAAAATTTTATAGACGAGGACACCCAAGAAACAATCACTATCGAAAGAAATGAGCTTCTTTTTACACGTGGCACGTTGATAGACCAAGACACTCTTGCACAAATTCGTTTCAGTATGGAAGCTGATGGTATTAAAGAAATAGAGGTCAGCAACCAAAAGCGAATGGCTTTTGAAAATGAGAATAAATGTCTATATCCTTATATTGCACAAGCCCAAATTGACGATAAGAAATACAAGTTTCTCCTTTATGCGACTGGACTGGAAAATGTAATTGCAATCTTAAAAGACTATATCGAATTAAACTATCAGTCTGGCTTTACTTTGACTATGGCAAAAGAGTTTGATTCATGCATTATCCTTACTGATAATTTGAAAGAGCGTAAAATTGATAGTGTTTCTGAGGAATATTTGGATGAAACGGACTCAGATGATACTGAGGAAGAGTCAAAGCCTAATGAAAAGAAATTTTACCAAATTGAAACGAAAGTAATCTTTGATGATGAAGAAGAAAGAACTCAAACCTTTGTTGTTCACACTTTCAACGTAGATAGGGCTATGATGCTTATTTCTCACTGGCTTAAAAACAAAGAGGAAGAATATGAGAAACAAGCCAAAGAAAAAGGGCATGAATACGAGAAGAAAGATATTCATACCTCTATTGAATCAGCCAAACCTATTCCAGTAGGTAGATTTATTCCCAGAGAGTTCTCTATGGCTTATGTCGATTAACTGACAGCCCGGAAAGACGGGCATCTGGTATCGTGGCGAAATTGGTAGACGCTATAAGTCGGATGGGTAGAGAGACAGAGCACAGTGTTATTCCACACCTAAAAGGAAGGGAGTTTCTCATGCAGGTTCGAATCCTGCCGGTACCACAAACTAAAATTATGAATTATGCCATATTATATCAAGAAACCTAAAAAGAAGAAAGAAAAGCCTTTGCCGTTATTTGACAAGGCAGGTATCAAAGTAAAGAAGAAGCCGGATTTAGTGGCCAAACTTGACAAAGTTTTCAGCCGCTATATCCGGCTTCGTGATTGTATGCCGAACGGATATTTCCGTTGTATCTCATGCGGTCAGATAAAACCATACGAACAGGCTGATTGCGGGCACTTCCATTCACGCCGCCACATGGCCACACGCTTTGACGAGGATAATGCCCATGCCGAGTGCCGGGCGTGCAACAGATTCAGTGCAGATCATCTGATACAATATGAAAAGAACCTGAAGGCTAAAATCGGTCAGCAGCGTTTCGACAAGCTGGCATGGAAAGCCGGACAAACAAAGAAATGGACTGATCTTGAGTTAATCGAACTAGCAAAGTATTATAAAGCTTTAGGAGACAAGCTGAGCAAGGAGAATGGCCTATGAATGAATTAAAGCCCGGAACATTCGTAATGATGGTAAAAAATGAGGACGGATCATTTTCTCCTGTTGGGATGAATAAGGAACAGGCATACATTGTGCTTGCTTTTTTAAGCCGTTTAAGTGAGGACGAACCGTTTATCGTAAAAGACAACGAGAAATATGTACAAGCTACGTGATTATCAACAAAAGGCTAGTGATGCAGCGGTAAATTTCTTTGCTAACAAAGCCAAGAAGAACAATGCCATCATGGTGTTGCCGACTGGGGCAGGGAAGAGTCTGGTAATAGCCGATATTGCTAGCCGCCTTGAAGGGCATACACTGGTATTCCAACCCAGCAAAGAAATACTCGAACAGAACTATCTGAAGCTCTGTTCGTATGGTATTCTGGACTGTTCCATATATTCCGCATCATTTGGACGGAAAGAGATCTCAAGAATAACTTTCGCTATGATTGGCAGTGTGGTTAATCATCCAGAACTCTTTCAGCATTTCAGGAATATTATTATAGACGAATGCCATCTGGTTAACCCGAAAGAAGGAATGTATAAATCATTCCTTTCTATGCTAAAGTGTAAGGTGCTTGGACTCACAGCTACGCCTTACCGTCTTTCATCAAGCAGGGATTTCGGCAGTATGTTAAAGTTCATCACTCGCACACGCCCATGTGTGTTCTCTGAGGTAATTTATCAGGTTCAAATCTCCACTCTTTTGGATATGGGGTATTTGTCAAAGCTGAACTATTATGAAATGAACCCTTTAGGATGGAACGAACTTAACCTGAAGGTGAACACTACTGGAGCCGACTACACAGACAAGTCTGTCGTAAAGGAGTATGAACGTATCGACTTCTACGGATTTCTGGTAAGTATTGTGCAAAGGCTTATGAATCCGAAAAGCGGGATTAAGCGTAAAGGTATATTGGTGTTTACCCGTTTTCTAAAGGAAGCTGAACGTCTTACCTGGTCCATCCCAGGAACGGCCATCGTTTCGGGTGAAACTCCCAAGAAAGAACGTGAGCGTATTCTTGAGGCGTTCAAGGCTGGAGAAATTCCGGTGGTCGCCAATGTGGGTGTACTAACAACCGGATTTGACTATCCTGAGTTAGACACCATTGTTATGGCACGTCCTACAATGTCTTTGGCCCTATGGTATCAGATAGTTGGCCGCGCCATCCGTCCGCATCCGAGTAAAGAGGCCGGATGGATTGTAGACCTTTGCGGAAACAAAAAGCGATTTGGAGAAGTGAAGGATCTTCGCTTGGTAGATGGTGGAAACGGCAAATGGGCCGTGTATTCTAACAACAGGCAGTTGACTAACGTAAGATTCTAAAACTATGGAAGAAGGATTTTTGAGGCTAAGCCGCAGGTTTTTCTCGAATGAAATGTGGAAAGTTGCCCGTGAGTTTTCGGAATGCGAAGCGTGGCTTGACTTGATTCAGTCAGCACGATTTGATGCAACCGGCGAGGCGCACAGCGAACTCATCGGAGGTCGGGAAATCTCTTATTCAAGAGGTCAATATCCAGCATCCATATCGTTTTTGATGAAACGTTGGAAATGGTCTGAAAAGAAAGTCAGGTATTACCTTTCCAAATTGAAGAAAAAAGGGATGATTACAACTTGCAATCAGCAGGGAATGACAGTTATAACCTTGTGTAATTATGACGACTACAACCCTGTCAAGGACAAGCCAAAGGGCAATGATAAGGGCATAGATAACGATAAAGAAATCAGTGACTTAAAGGTGTCTGTGGGCGAACTAAGGTCAGAGCTAAGGGCAATGTCACAAAAAATGGCTGATAAGATTGAAGATTTGGGGCAAGGTAGGGGCAATAAGAAAAAGAAAGATAAAGAAATTATTAATAATATTATTCCCCCCACACCCCCCAAGGGGGAGGGACTTAACATAAAAGCCCGTTCTCTTTTTGAAACCCATTATAGACAGTTGTTTGGAAGTGATTATTACTGGACGGCCAAAGATGCAGGGGCAATGTCCCAGTTACTTCAGAAGCTGAAGTTCCAGCGGGAGCAAAAGCAGATGGACGTAGCTGAGGATTCAATTCTGTATGCTCTTCAGTATCTGCTATCGTCCATAAAAGAGGGGTGGATATTCGAGAATTTCAGTGTGACGAACATCAATTCCAAGTTTAACGAGATAGTTTCCCAAGCCAAGAAAAAGGCTTATTCCAAAACAGATATAGGCGTAGTCCTGAAAGATAATTCTACTGAAAAATACAAAGACAAAGGATGGTAACATGGAACAGATAGATTTCAGACAAACAATCGAAAGGCTGAAGGATACGGGGTTTTCACCTGTACCGAATACGGTAGAAATTTCTATTCCGGATGCAAAGAATGTTTTAAGGGCTGGTATTAAATACTTCACGGGGGAGAATGCCAGATGGCTTCCGGAGTATGAAGAGGTTGCAAACTGGCTGGCCGGCAATGGAGGTCGTGGGCTGTTGTGCTTCGGCAATTGCGGAAGAGGAAAGACCCTTATTTGCGGAAGGATTGTTCCTCTGATCCTGAATCATTATTGCCGGAAGGTGGTAAGCTGCTACGATGCACAGCAGATGAACGCTGAGCTGGACGTTGTGAAGCAAAAACACATCATCTACGTTGATGATATAGGGACGGAGAATTTAAGTGTCAAATACGGTGAGAAAAGACTTGCTTTCGCTGAGCTGGCTGACGAGGCTGAGAAGAAGGGAAAACTTCTTATCCTGACTACCAATCTTTCGATTGACGAACTGAGGGAAAAGTACGGTGAGAGAACCATCGACCGTTTGAAAGCTATAACTAGAACCGTATTGTTCAGCGGTGAAAGCCTACGAAAATGAAAATCACAATCTATTGGGTAACGCAGGATTGGAAGTTAATCCGGAAACTGCGTGATAAATACAAAATACCCCAATATACAACAGTCAATGGGTTAACCGAGGCAGAAGTAAACGAAGAAACCCTTAACAATCTTCGCAAAGGTGAACCAAAGTATCTAATCATAAGAAAAATAGAACAATCTGATAAATCTGTGGAATATGCAAAAAGAAATGCTATTGAGAAAGCTGGATATACTGAAGAAGTCCTACAAGGAAGTGAGGAAAAAGGGCAACAGCCCGGAGGCTAAGGCTATCCACGTCGAGATTGAGCAACTAGTTAAGGATATAGAAGAAGCCGAAACAGAGGAACTCATACAGAAGGCAAAAGAAGCAGGAATACTTCCGAGGCTGGAACGCATAATAAGCATGATTCAGCTTCTTTCCTGTGAGGCTAACGACCTATTATCTGAAGCAGAGGACAATTTTAAGAAAGCCGGGCTGATGACTGACAAGATAGTGTATATGCAGAGGGAGTATTACAAGGCAGCCAATGTCTACTTCAAGGAATTTGCAGAGATAATCAAGAAAACTAACACTGGTAATGATATGTTTAGCGACCTTGAAAATTTCGACAATATGATACGCATTTGGGCTGATTTGAAGGAAAGGCCGAAACCGAAATCCCTCATGGGAGGTTGCAAGGCTGCGGCTGGCAAGGCGAACGGACTTAGCCAGATGTGCCAAAAATGCCCTTTGACCTATAATCCTGAAACGCTTATCTGTCAGGCTTGTGATAAGTCGTTTAAGGAGGGCTTTCAGAAGGGAGCTAAATGGCTGGAAAAGAAAAGAATTGATAGAATAATGAACAAAGACAAGGAGGTGCAAAATGATAACAGAAAATGATCCAATTCTTCCACGTAAAGTGGATTTGGAAAAGAATCCGTCTGGGACTGAATTGAAAATCGCTCAACATCGGGAACTGGAGAAACATGGAAAGTATGTTACTATCCCCGGTGACAAGACTCATACGAGGATTTTCGTCCGTAACGGTGAGGATGCGGAGAAGAAAATAGCCGCGTACTTGGAGAGAATCAACAACCGACCTCAAAGATGGAACTGATATGATAAAGTTACTCTATATAGACCTTTTCTGCGGTGCCGGTGGAACCAGTACCGGAGTAGAAAACGCACGTTACGCAGATGAACAGTGTGCTAAAGTGATAGCATGTGTAAACCATGATGCAAACGCCATCGCCAGCCATGTGGCCAACCATCCGGATGCGCTGCACTTCACAGAGGACATCAGAACATTGGAACTGTCCCCCTTGGTGGCCCATGTGGAACGAATGAAGAAAATTTATCCGGATGCACTGGTTGTATTGTGGGCCAGCCTTGAATGTACGAATTTCAGTAAGGCCAAAGGCGGCCAGCCACGGGACGCTGACAGCCGGACACTGGCTGAGCATCTATTTCGCTACATAGAATCCATCAACCCTGACTATATCCAGATAGAGAACGTTGAGGAGTTCATGTCATGGGGAGATATGGACGAACATGGGCATCCTATCAGTAAGGACAAAGGCCGTTGTTACGAGAAGTGGAAACGGAACGTGAAACGATATGGTTATGATTTTGACTGGCGTATTCTGAACGCTGCTGATTATGGTGCCTATACTACTCGTAAGCGGTTCTTCGGTATCTTCGCCAAGCGTGGTCTGCCTATCGTATTTCCAGAACCCACACACTGCAAGGATGGAAAAAACGATATGTTTGGTCGGCTGGAGAAGTGGAAGCCTGTCAAGGATGTGCTGGACTTCTCCGATGAGGGAGAAAGTATCTTCTGCCGGAAGAAGCCTCTGGCCGAGAAAACTCTTGAACGCATCTATGCTGGTCTGATTAAGTTTGTGGCCGGAGGGAAGGAGGCTTTCTTAGTGAAGTACAACTCCATGAGCCGAACGGGGAAATACCAGGCACCAAGTGTTGACGAGCCATGCCCCGTTGTTGCGACTCAGGGACGGCTTGCATTGGCCAAGGTAAACTTTCTTTCCAAGCAATTCAGCGGACAGCCGGATAGTAAGAACATATCTGTGGAAAGCCCTGCCGGAACAATCACCTGTAAAGACCACCACGCTTTCGTGTCGGCCTATTACGGAAACGGTCATAATCATTCTGTAGAACAGCCTGCACCTACGGTTACGACTAAGGACAGACTGGCATTGGTAAATTCTGTCTTCATAGATAACCAGTACGGTACCGGGAAACCGACATCCATTGAGCAACCGGTTGGTACAGTAACCACGGTGCCTAAGTTCAATATGGTAAGTTGCAAGCCGTGGATAATGAATACAGCTTTCTCGAATATTGGAAGCAGCATTGAGCAACCTTCTCAGACCATTACAGCAAACCGGAAATGGCATTACCTTATGAATCCGCAGTTTGCCAGTGCTGGAGGTTCTGTAAACAATCCTTGTTTCACGCTTATAGCCCGGATGGACAAAATGCCGCCTTATCTGGTAGAGGTTGAAGGAGGTATCGGCATACAGGTTACACCTGATGACAGTCCGATGACCGTCAAAATTAAGGAGTTTATGGCTCTCTATGGCATCATCGACATCAAGATGCGTATGCTACGGATTGCTGAATTGAAAAAGATTATGGGTTTTCCGGAAGACTATGTCTTGATCGGCCCGCAATCGGACCAGAAGAAGTTCATCGGTAACGCTGTGGAGGTGAACATGGCCCGCGTGCTTTGTGAGGCTATCTGTAAAGAGATTGTCAGAAAACGAAAGGTTGCTTAATGTGATAAACTCAAACCTGAATAATTAGTCATGAAAACGGAATTGTATTACCTGTTCCTGGCAGTCATGTGGTGGCTGTTGGGATAGGTAGAAAAGAGAGGTAAGAAGATGGGCTGTCGCTCAAACATGAGAATTAGACAGCCCTTTTATAGCTATTTAGTAATATAATCAAATGCTTTGTCTATGCATTTATTTATGTCATCTTCTGTTAATGTTGCAGGCAATCCACCATAGCCATGTCCTTGCCTTATTTCAATTTTAGTGCTAGTGTTGTTTGAAAGAGCTATAATATATGACATTTCATGGAATCTAAAAAAATTAGATGAAACATCAGGATGGATATATAAAAAAACATTTATACAGTTCAATAAATCCGATTTTGACAAACTTAAAATAAACTTCCTTATATCTTCATTCGAGTAACCTAATAGTTTAAATATCGCAATAGTATAAGTTAAAGGAGATTTTGTATTAAACTCCTTAAAGCTTGATTGGTATGTGCTTTCTTGAATATATAAATCAATACCATCTAAAATAGTGTTTATATCTCTCACAGACAATGAATTTAATTTCCTATTTAGCTGTGTTGAAATGCGTTTGATTGACTCTTTTGTTATGCAGCATTTATCAGCTATAACATCATATAGATATTCATGTGCCACGGCATTAATAGAATAATAAAACGGCTGATGGCTTATGAATTTATTGATGTAACCATCATAGTTTGCTTCTTGCCCATAGAAATGATGGAAGATATTTTTAGTTTTATCATAATCAAATACTGTTATAATATTGTCAAATCCAAATTTATTGGGCAATAATTCTGAATATGTCGTGCCTTCATTTTTATTTGTATTATCATTTTTATATTGATATACTCGATCTATATGAGCAGAAAAAATATTCAAAATTCTAAAAAGGTGAGCAGGGTCCATGCGGTCCAAATCTTCGATGATTAGAACAACTTTTTTATTATTAGTGCTACGGAACCAGTGAATATTGTCGATTATAATTTGGGTTATTAAATCGATTTCGTAAGGGCTTCCAGGTCTCTTTGAAAAGGATTCTAAAAAAGTTTCTATAATTTGATTCTCATCCTGACTTTGAATAGCTTCTTTGAATTTTTTATATTTTGGGGTTAACTTTTGAGACCAATTTAAAGTATTATATCCTGCAAGGAAAAGAGAGGCTGTTTCCTCTGGTACTCCTAACTCTGGTAGAATTTGCAACAAACTTCCTAAAAATGAATAAGATTTCTGCATAATAAAGAATTGGAATAATAAATAATCAGGAATCTCATAAGATGGTTCGATCATATTTTTTGCTACCATCTGGATAAGAATATCCCTTTTAATATACTCAAAAATCTCCTTATTATCGGCTATCTGATAATTTACTGGATATATTGTAATAAATTCATAACTATCTCCGTATTTCTCTTTAAATTCATTAAGAAAGTATGTTTTTCCATCTCCAAACTTTGCTGAAAATACGGTGCGCTCATTTACCTCAAGGTGTTCTTTAAATGCCTTGAGTTCATTATCTATTGGTATAGGTTCCATAATTTTTTTGTATAATTTTTTCAAAGTTACATGAAAAGAACGAAATAAAATAGTAGATGTCATGACTTTTAGTTTAATTGTCGATAACTTACTGACAGCCCTTGTCAGTACTTTGTGAATACCCGGTAACTGCTTTGTGGCGGTTATCGGGTATTTTCATTCCCAAGTAATTAAAACCAATAAGAATCTTTTGGAAATAGGATTCTTATTATTCAATCAAGTATGAAATGATGTCATATAAATCTTTCAATAGCTTGATTATTGGATAACCGTTAAGTTGTTCCTGATACATAAAGTACAATACCTTTACAGAAGCTTGCATGAGTAAATTTTTAAAATTCATAATTAATCTCGCTTCCGATTATATCAGTCTACCGACATGGTACACTTCACCCGAAAAGCGAGATTGGCTTCTGCTTCTGCGAAACTACAAATCAGCTTTCAAATAAAAAAGGACACTTATTGTATGGTATTGACAATCAGTATATTATGAAAAATTACTTAAATTTCATCACGAATCTAAGTTGAATCAATCTAAATAACAGAGTGATAAATATGTGAGTCATTAAAATCAAAATCATTATGAAATTAAACAACTTAAGAGATAAAGCCTACCAGTGCGCAGTTGCCCACGGATGGCATGAAGAGAACCTGAGTGACGAACATTTCCTCTGTCTGGTCATATCCGAATTGATGGAAGCGGTGGAAGCTGACCGGAAAGGGAAACATGCGAAAGTTGCAATGTTCAAAGAATGGCAAGGGAATAGCGTTCCATTGACCGAAGAAACTAGGATAAGGAGATTCATGGAAGACTTTGAGGCATTTATCAAAGGAACTGTCGAGGAAGAACTTGCCGATACCTGCATCCGTCTGCTGGATTTGGCAGGATTGAGAGGGTATGATTTGGACAGATTGGATTACGAAGGAAGCGATACAGAGGACTATTCCGAAATGAACTTCACGGAATCCATGTACAGAATCTGTGTGTATGTAACTGACGGATTCTACAACGAATATTATGACACTCTTCTGAATGAGATATTCGCTTTCTGCAAAGACAGAAGTATAGACATCTTCTGGTTTATCAATCAGAAGATGAAGTACAATGAACTACGCCCATATAAGCACGGAGATAAAAGCTACTGACCATGAAACACATATTCTACGCCTTAATCATTCTGCAAGCCTTGTACGAGCTTGTGAAGCTATTCAGATGTAAATCCTTATATCGACATGCAAAAGTCTTTCAAGATTTGGATAAGACGTCAAAAAGCTGGTATCTGATGGCGCATCCGTGGCTTAATGTTGCATTACTCATGGATACCATCGGACTCTTATTGTTGGGGATGGGATTGTTTTCAAGTCAGTGGATATGTTTCCTCGTTGTCTTGGCCATGAGTTTCAGCCGTATTCAAAAATTGGGAGCATGGGCGATATTCCTGGATAGTCTGGTTACGGTCATCATCTACGTATTTGCCATCCTGAACGCATACCACTTAGCATGAAAAAAGGGAGCCAGCCCACACGATTAGAAGCCAACTCCCACACACGATTATGATGCAAATATACTAATTCATTCTAAAACTATCGTGCTATGACAAAAGAATTTTCATCAATCGTGGAGTTGAAATCTATACGTGAACAGAAATCAAGATTATCGGAAAGAGAGCAGGAGCTTTCATTGCCGGTGCTGACTGATCTGTCGCTTATTCCGGAGATTTACGGCTGGTTCAAGGAAATCCTTTCTGGAATGGATTGCCCGCCTAATCCAGAGAGTGTCACCCAGCGAAAGAAGTTTCTCTTTATCGTACTGTTTCTATTTGCCCCCAGTGTGCTTGCTGGAGGAAGGCTGCCGAATGGTATCCGGGCAGAAATTGCTGGCGTGTTCCCCGATGTGTCCCCGTGTGTGATTTCAAACAATATCGCTGATGTTTCCTTTATCTACCAGCAGTATAAGGATTTCCGGCAGGATATAGAGTATCTTTACAACCAGATTGTAGAAAGGTTGAAGGTCAAAGGACTAATCAAGTAACCCCGTACCGGAAGGTTCGGGGTATTTTTATGAAACATTTTGCTAATTGTTCGTTCTCGGTTTAAGCAATTTTAGGCTAAAAATCACCATGTTGGTAACTTTGTATCTAAGAGATAATAACAGCTATCCTCACGGCTGAAAAGTATAAACCCTGCCATCGGTAAGAAGTGAGGAGCTTGCCTTTGGTGGGGTAATTTTTTAATCTAAGATTCACTGGGACATGAAAACAAATCAAGAAATGGTAAGGCAAATGGGAAATTTAGAAGTTATTCAACGCACCGTTGACGGCTATTTCAATGCTACCAGACTTGTAAAGTTATGGAACGAACGAAACTCCTCAAACAAAGAATTGAAAAAATATTTTGAAAATGAATCAACTAAGGAACTGATTACCACCATTGTTGAAAAGGAGAATCTAAATGGGCAGAATTCTCCCTATTTAACATCTCGTGGTAAATGCGGGGGAACCTGGGTTCATCCTATATTGTTCATTGATTTGGCAATGTGGTTGAATGCTTCATTTAAATATGATGTAATCAAATTCGTTTCTGACCAAATGATTCGTTACCGAAATGATGCTGGGGACGCTTATAAGGAACTCTCTTCTGCCATCATGAAAATCGTTCCCAAAGACTTTATGCCTAAAGCCATGCAGAAGGTCGGTGAAGCCTTGAACTGGGTTATTTTCAATAGTCATGAAAAGATGCTACGTAACAAGCATGGTGAGGAGAAAAAACAACGTGAACTCTGGGAGCTCGAAAAGAAGGTTGCTGATTTGGTAAATGAAGGTTTCTTGACCGATTATGAAAGCCTTATCTTATATCTGAGGCATCAATACCAAAAAAGAAACTATCCAAAGATCTTTGCTAATGCTGGATAAAATGTTACAGAAGTAGAAAAGCCGGAGCGTTATGCTTCCGGCTTTTGGTTTATTTTTAATTTAGCAATTCTTGAACGAAAGATGTAAATGTTGAACATTTAGAACTTTTTATTAAGTTATTAAAATCTTCTTTTACAAGACAACTCACAAGGGAAGATACATCACTTTCATGTTTGTCGTATTTTGATCCAATTAGGCCATAAATATCCCCCATAATTTTTGCTGGATGATAATATGTAAGCTCTGGATCATCATTCTTCAAATCATATTTTAGCTTAGACTTAATAAAGTCATTTGACAATGTGGCATCAATACGTTCAAATACATTAAAACCTATAAACCATGCTTCAACTTCCATTATTGCAAAATGTAATTTTATAAATTGAGCCAATTTTTTATCGTCTATTTCATCTTGAGCTACATTTTTAAGTTTTTCAATTAATTTAAAGTTAATATTTCTTGCTCCTTTGTTAAATTTCTTGTATACATCCCCATATACGTCTCTTAATCCTATAATCTTTGTGAATCCTTTTTCATATAATCCACTGGCTCTAGCAAAGATCTTAGATAATACAGAGTTATCATTACCAACATTTACAATCATGTAATAATTTTGTGCAGTTTTGTCTCCATAAGGATGTGGGGTATATTGGAGATTATCACAAATCAGGTTATAACAATTGATTCCTACATTTTGGTAATTGTACATTTTTATAAGCAATTCTCTGACTAAGATTAATTCAGCTTGCCCTTCCACAAAAACAGCTACTTTTTTCATTTTTTATGTCGTGCAATAAAATCAGATGAGAATAAATCAAAATTACTTAGTCCTGTAAATTCAAAATCTTCAAATAATTCAGGAGAATTATATATGTTTATTGCAGTAACCTTATTGCCTTCACGCTGCAAAATATTCCAATATTTCAAATCGACAACGTCCATTAAAAAGCTATCGTTTGAAGTAGTAATTAATTGTATATTATTTTCTAAACAGAATTTATATAAGTATCTACCTAATTTAATAGACCTATCATAATCTAGTCCTTCACAAAAATCATCAATAACAATTGTCTGTGTCTCTTTTTTTTGAGATGCAATATAGAATAAAAGGACAAGAATGTATAGTGCCCTTTGCATACCTTGAGACAATAATGCTTCCCATAAAAATATGTTTACGCCATTTTCTTCAATGTGTAATACTTTTATATCAGATTTTTCATTCCCAAAGTTTACTATCTCTAATTTATTGATAGAATAACCTAAAATATTTAGTTCTTCTTGAATTTCGAGTTTTAAATTATCACTTAATTTTTCAAACATCGGGATAAGACTTTCAGTTTTAGACATAGTGCTAAAAAATTTAGTCGCATTTGAAAACATATTAATCTGATTGAATAATATACCGTATGAGTTTTCAGCCCAATTTACTATTTTTTCAATTTGTGGATATAATTTTGTATCTCGTCTTACATTGATTGTTAGTTTGTTACTTGGAGGATTAATTTCATCGTTAAAAAAAGTAGTGGAATTCTCATCCCTTTTTATTAAGATGTTTTCGTTATTTTCAATAAGTTGTTCTAAGCTAATATTTCCCTGAACACATGCAAATGAATATATCAATTCTGTATCATCGTCTGAAAAAGTAATTTTGTAGAAAAAATTATCACCTTCAGCAATTTCTTTAGTTTGGAGTATAACAGAAACTAAAGAATTTAAGGCTTCTATCGTTTTTGATTTTCCAACAGCATTACGGCCTACGATGAGACTTGTTTCTGAGAAATTGAGACCAGATAAAGACCATCCTGGTGTAGCATATTCGAGACTTTTCAGTTTCATAATCGTATTAATTATACAAGAATTTTATTTTAATCTACAAAGATACAATAAAGCATTGAATTTATCAATGACAGATTTTTTTATGCCTTCCAAAACTGTAAGTAACGGGATAATGGAATAGATTTTTTCTTATAAATATTCATAAGTTTTGCTATTTCCTGAGAATCCTTCTTATTACCTGTAATCATATCTAAAATGTCAAATTCAGTAAGTTTACTCTTCTTGTATCCCATGTCTTTTCTTATAAGTAAGAATAAAGAAATATAATTTTTGAAATTAGGAATTTGATTTGGTGTATTACAATTAATATGCCATTCAATAAATTTTCTATTAATTTCATCAGTTCCATAAATTAGTAAATCCTTTTTGACTTTGATTACTCTATCAGGTAAAGTACTATCTTCTGGTATATAACCTTTCCCCGCTCTCATTATATCAAAAAATATGGAAAAGATTTCATTATATACGTTATATTTTTTGTCTGAAAGCTGGTTCTTTATTGATGATATTTTATCATGCTGTAACTTGATAATACAAACCGCAACAGCAGAAATAAAAGCAAGTATTCCTACTGCCAGCTCAGAGTAAGAAAATTCAAATTGACTAATCATAAAAATATAGTTTGTGTTTGGATAATCAGCCCCGAACCATAAGGAACGGGGCTGGAATAGTTTACAAAGACTCTAATTTCTTAAGTATTTTTTCTTTTTCTTCTTTCTGTTGCTTTTCTTTTTTATTAGTCAAGATTGCTTTAATCTCTTGAAATATTCTTTGATTCTCAATACCAAAAGAAACGTATCGAATAGGTTTGCCTGATGAATTATGCTTCACTTGGTCGTTATAGTAGCATATAATATCTGGATTACCTGTATTCCACTCAAATTTAAACGATTCATCCTCTTTTATAATTGTATTGCCTAATCCGTTTATATACTCTTTAGGCGTGGTGTTATGTTCTATTTTCGGTTCTCCATACTTTATTTTAAAAGCCTCATAAATGTTTGTTTGATTAATTGTGTACATCGCATATAGAGAATCATTATAAAAACTCAAATAAAAGTCGTCAATATAATATCCATCAACAGGAATATATTTAGAAAGAACAAATGTTTTTGTTATCCCCTTATTAAAATCATCTGATTCTTTTATGTCGGGAAATTGTTCTTTAATTTCCGAAATTGTCATTCCTAATTTAATAACGCCCACCCCATTTATTATTTGTGATTTTGCTAATAAAGTTATGCAAGTAAGCAAGCAAAAAAGTAACATCCTCTTCATAACCATAAATTTTTAAATTAAACATTTAACTCCAACAACTTTCTTAAATCCTCAAACGAGTGAACTTCATAAAGAGTTCCTTTTACTTTTACAAAGCCATTCACTTCGGAATTTAAAGGCTGGCTGTTTACAGATGATGGTATATATCCATCAATAAGCTCTATTACTTGAACACCTAATGTATTTGCGATTTCTTCAAGCATTTTTGTTGTTGTACCATTGCTTAAAGAACGGCTTAAACTCTCTGGGGTTCTTCCCATTTGTACAGCAAGGTCTTTCATCATAATACCTTTTTCTCTACATATTTCTTGTATTCTATACTTCATACATTTTTGTATAATTGATTCAGTAGTGCAAATATAGAGCGAATTATACATAAATGTATATTTAAAGAATAAAATAATGTTAAACAATTACAGAATTATACATTTATGTTTGTTTGCAATTATACAAGTTTGTATATTTGCAACGTAACAATCAACAAGACATATACAAGAATGTATAATTAATTAAAATATAAGAACTATGGCAACAGAAAAGAGAAACCTATTAAAAGAGATTATGAGTCTTGCTTGGTCTTTTGTACGCAAGAATGGTTATTCAATGAGTGAAGCATTAAAAGTAGCATGGACTAATATCAAGCTGCGTGCATTGCTTCAAAAGAAAGTAGTTGAGTTCTATTTCAAGAAAACAGACGGCACACTGCGTCAGGCTTTCGGTACTTTAATGAGTAGTAGAATACCTGAAATCAAAGGTACGAAGAAAACGGCAGATAACTGCCAGGTATATTTTGATTGTGAGAAAGAAGAATGGCGTTGCTTTAAGAAGTGTAACCTTATAAAAATAGCGTGATTATGAATATAGTAACAGATGCGTATGGCAAAAACATTCAGGCTATTAGCGCAAAAGAATACAACCAATTTTGTCAAATAGCTTCAATGACACAGCCTTATCTAAGATTTGAAGAATCAGCATTTTGCAAGTTAGTAGATATTGCAACATCTATGATTCGAAGTGGATTAGATAATCAAAGTGCTAAAGAGATACTATTGAAATATAAAGAAAAGTATTATCCGTTTGGATTCAAAGAGAATATGAACAAACCTTACATGGCTGACTGTAGAAGGTTTTTGTATCCAAGAATAAAGCCTAATTTCGAACATTATACCCTTATTGAAGTGGATGTATTTATTATGGTTTACAGGGCATGTAAACAATTTATATATTCTGGTCTAACCAATGAATCCGCAGAAGAACTTTTGGGAAAGGTAGAAATGTATAGAAAAATTCTGAGTTAAACTCTCACGCACGACGATTTTGAAACAATCAGCCAAATGTTTGTTCTGAGAACAGAAATTTTTAGGACAAATATTTGGCGGTTGGTAACTTTGCCTTAGAACGAAATGCGCTTCGTGGCTGTAGCGTTACAAGGATATTCAAGGCATTTCTTTCAAGGGGTAAACAGCCACTTTAGACCTCTTTTAAGATTTGCCTTTTTATATGTCAGGCGTGACAGGTCAAGGCAAGGCATTCAGGTGTGCATGGGTTCAAATCCCAGCTTGCCACAAATTCAGTCAAAATAAAATCCCCAAAGGCGAAAGTGACTGAGCCGCCAATGGGGATAATGTCAAATTTAAACTGTGACAAAAATATGAATAAAATCCAGATTTTCCAAAATGAGCAGTTCGGAAAAGTAAGAATTGCTATGAATGAGAATGAAGAACCGTTGTTTTGCTTGGCAGATGTATGCAGTGTCATAGGCATTGCAAACGCAAGAAATGTGAAGTCACGTTTGGATTTAGAGGATGTCTGCCAAATGGACACCCTTACAGAAGGCGGTAAACAACAAGTTACATTTATAACTGAAAGCGGTTTGTATGATGTAATAATAAGAAGTGATAGCGAAAAAGCTAAACCTTTTCGTAAATGGGTTACCAGCGAAGTTCTGCCGTCAATCCGCAAACATGGTGCATACATGACACAAGAAACGCTCGAAAAGGCTTTGACCTCACCCGATTTCTTAATCCAACTTGCAACCAACCTGAAAGAAGAAAAGCAGAAACGAATTGAAGCAGAACAAAAAGTTGAGCTTGCTGAACAGACTATAAAAAACAATGCACCTAAAGTCTTGTTTGCTGATGCAGTTTCAACTTCTCAACGCTCATGTTTGGTAGCCGAGCTTGCAAAGATATTGCAGCAGAATGGCGTGAATATAGGTCAGAATCGTTTGTTCGCTTGGATGCGTGAAAATGGCTACTTATGCTCAAAAGGTCAATATTACAACCAGCCCACACAAAAGGCTATGGATTTAGGGTTATTTGAACTGAAGCAGACGACAATAAACAAGCCTGATGGTTCGATACTTGTTTCTACAACTACAAAAGTAACAGGCAAAGGTCAAGTTTATTTCGTGAATAAGTTTTTGGGTAAAGATGCAGCTTAAAACCGTTCATACACACGTCATTAAGTTGGCGTGTGTATAAAATGAAACAATTGGCTTATTGTTTCGTATCTGTTAAAATACAGCTTTGCTAGCCTCTTATTATTAGCTAGTTTTGAATATAGAAATATAATTTATAATTACACGATTATGAAAATATTGACATTGATCATTCAACAAAAATGGTTTGATGAAATCATTAAAGGTAAAAAGAAACAAGAGTTTAGAGAATTAAGACCAAGAAGTGAAAAGAAATACATCGAATATCAAGAAGACGGGACATTTGATGCAATAAAATTTGACGCAATTCGCTTCTATGTTGGTTACAACAAAAATAGAGATACTGCATTAGTTGAGATCAAAAACATATCTTTTCTTGATTTTGTAGATGAAAACAATGAAATAATTGTACTCAAAGATTTAAAAACAGGTGAAGAATATGACAAGATGAATATTGTTTACGACTTAGGCAAAGTATTAGAAGTAAATGGTGTTAGTCAATAGAATGTATAACCTTTAAAAGAAAATTTTATGGCACGAAGGCAAAATCGAAGTTTACGCTCACAAGTGAATAGTGTTACAGGTGCATATTTAGGCAATACCACTAACCGCTCTTTCACAGGTGGTAGCGGTCAATTTATGAACCATAACCAGAAATACCGTGAAGTTCGAGTGGGTTTAGGATTAGAAGCAGGATGATATGACACTGCAAGAAAGGACATACAGCCATATTGACCTCGTCAGACAGAAGACTGACGGGGTTTTGCTGTTTCTGTCCTTGGGTAAGGATTCTTTAGTATTGCTGGACATGATCTATCCGAAGTTTGATAGAATAGTCTGCGTGTTCATGTACTTTGTTAAAAGTCTAGAACATATCGAAAGATGGGTTGGATGGGTAAAAGCTAAATATCCGAAGATAGAGTTTGTTCAGGTGCCACACTGGAACCTTACTTACATTCTTCGGGGTGGTTTATATTGTGTCCCCAATCCCAAAGTGAAGCTTCTAAAGTTAGCTGATGTTGTGAAAGCCATGCAGCTCAAATACGGACTGTATTACACTTTCTTGGGTATGAAGAAGGCCGACGGCATGAACCGTCGCCTGATGCTGAAAGGTTATGAAGCAAACGGGTATGAGAACAACGGTATGTGCTATCCTTTGGCAGACTGGACGCAGAAAGACATTCTGGCCTACATGAAGCAGAACGGGCTACCGGAACCGATCAGGTATTCGCTGAAGGCGAGTTCAGGTGTAGGATTCAATCTGGATTGTATGTTATGGCTAGAGAAGAACTACCCGCAGGATTTACAGAGAATTTACAAAGTGTTCCCGATGGCTATTCGAATACTTGAAGAGTTTCATTATAAAAACAATGGATGATGGAAAATAGATATTTTAACAGCAAAACCGTTGAACTAAGACGCTCTCAGATTAAACCAGCGTTTTATAACCCACGCACCATATCACCCGAAGGGCGGAAGCAGTTAAAACGCTCTATCAAAAAATATGGCGTTGTCGGAGGAATTGTGGTGAATCAATCCACAGGATATACCATTGTAGGCGGACATCAGAAAGTTTCTGTATTGGATGAGCTTAACAAATACAATGAAGCCACACATGAAAACGACTATAATCTCCGTGTAGAGCTTATTAATGTGGATGAAAAGACCGAAAAGTCTTTGAATGTGGCTTTAAATAACCCCAATATTGGCGGACAATGGGACTATGACGCATTGGCCCGGTTAGTTCCAGATATTAATTACCAGGATGCCGGTCTGACAGCTGCCGATCTGAATATGATTGGCTGTGATTTTCTATTGCAGACCGAAGAAGAAAACTCCATCGCAAATGCTTTGGAAGATATGATGGCACCAGTTACCGAACAAAAAGAAGCAGAAAAAGCTACCAAACAGATAGAAAGAGCTGAGAAGGTAGCTCACATGAAGGAAGTCAAACAGCAGGTGAAAGATGCTGCCCAGAAACAGGCTCAAGATATGGATGCTTATCTGATGCTCTCCTTTGACACGTTCGAAGCTAAAGCTGCATTCTGTGAAAGATTTGGATATGATCCATATTCCAAGTTTATCAAGGGTGAGGTATTCGATGAACAGGTAGAAAGAATTGAATGATTATGGAAAGTGAATCTCAAAAAAGCAAACATACAGGGCGGAAGCCCAAATTCGATTACAAGAGTGAGGAGTTTCTCTCTCAGGTGGAAACGTATGCCAAGAAGGGATTCACGGACAAAGAAATCGCCTTTGCATTAGGGTTATGCCCCCAGACATTCTGCGAGAAGAAGAGTGAGCACTGCGAATTAAGCGAAGTGTTAGCGCGCGGGCGTGCAACCATCACCGCTGCTGTGCGTGCGAAGTTCCTTGCTATGGCTTTGGGCGGTATCAAGACCAAGAGTACTGTAGTCAGGAAGTTGAAAGACCAGGACGGCAATCTTACCGGCGAAGAAGAGCTTCAGGTAAGTGAAAGCGAGCTGGCTCCAAACCTTCAGGCCATGTCAGTCTGGCTGTACCACCATGATGAGGAGTGGAGAAAGGTTGAACGTCTCCAGGATGAAGACGCTGATATTCCAAAGGACATTGATCATGGTATCAGTATTGATTCATGGATTAAAGATAATCTGAAATGATTGTTCCTCAAGAAATATATCATCCGTTATACACCGACAATGAGAAATTCATTATTCTCATCACCGGTGGCCGTGGATCGGGAAAGAGTTTCAACGCTTCTACCTTCATTGAACGGCTCACATTTGAAATGACCCCCGTAGAGAAGATTGTCCACCAGATTCTTTATACCCGTTACACGATGGTATCTGCTGGGATGTCTATCATTCCGGAAATGATGGAAAAGATAGATTTGGACGGAACAACGAAGTATTTCAAGTCTACAAAAACCGATATTGTAAACCGGATGACCGGCAGCCGTATCATGTTCCGTGGTATCAAAACTTCTTCTGGCAATCAGACGGCCAAGCTGAAATCCATCCAAGGTATCACGACATTTGTCTGTGATGAAGCCGAGGAATGGACCAGTGAGGAAGAGTTCGACAAAATCATGCTCTCCATTCGTAAGAAGGGAATCCAGAATCGGATAATTATCATTATGAATCCCTGCGATTCGAACCATTTCATTTATAAGAAATATATTGAGAACACTCACCGACTGGTGGAGATTGACGGTGTTCAGGTTCAAATCTCAACTCATCCCAATGTTCTTCACATTCATACGACATACTTCGATAACTTGGAAAACCTTTCTCCTGAGTTCTTGAGGGAGGTCAAGGAGATGAAGGAGAAGAATCCGGAGAAGTACGCCCATGTGGTTATTGGTCGCTGGGCAGACGTGGCCGAAGGTGCCGTGTTCAAGAAATGGGGTATTGTTGACGAGTTCCCAATGTGGTGTAAGAAGGTGGCTATCGGGCAAGACTTTGGTTACACCAATGATCCGTCGGCTTCCATCCGATGCGGCATCATCGACAATGCGCTGTATCTGGATGAAGTGGATTATCGTACTGGATTGCTTTCTGGTGATATCATAAAAGCTTTGCGACCCTGGAATTTGAAAGTGATTGCTGACAGTGCGGACCCGCGACTCATTCAGGAAATTCATAACGGAGGTATTAAGATCTATTCAGTTGAAAAAGGTCAAGGCTCTGTCAATGCCGGTATAGACAAGATGCAGGGAATGGAAATTTTCATTACTAAACATTCTTACAACCTTCAGCGAGAGTTCCGAAATTATGTATGGGCAAAGGATAAGGACGGAAACTATATCAACGAACCTGAAGACCATGATAATCATGGCATAGATGCTGCGCGGTATTATGTGCTAGGAGAACTGCTCGGCAGGATTATGAAGCCCAAAGACATTTCAGGAGTATTTGGACATTAAACTTTGAAATATGACTTTAGAAGAAATTTTAGCTATGCCGGAAGTAGAGAGAAAAATCTACTATCTGAAGAAAGGGCGAAAAACCGAGCAACCAAATGTTCACGCCCTTTATAACGACTGGAATCCCAACAAGCATGAGATAGTGATTGATGAGGAAAAATATCCGAAAATCAAAATCACTACCCAGCCTGAGAAACGAATTACAGACCCGTCAACAGGCAAAGAGCATGTCGAGCCGGCGGTGAAGAAAGAAGTTGAACCGAACAGGATTGCGCTTCCTATCGAACAGGACATCGTGAATATTCAGACAGCCTTCACCGTGGGAACAGAACCGGTCCTTGATTGCCAGCCGGACCAGTCGGAGGAGAACCTTCTTTCCACATTGAAGCAGGTATTCAAGAAAAACAAGCTGAAATATCAGAACAAAAAGGTGGTCAGGGCATGGCTGGCCGAGCAGGAAGTGGCCGAATACTGGTATGTGGTGAAGGATGACGGCTTCTGGGCAAAGCTCAAACGAAAGATTTCAGGAATCTTCGGCAAATCAAAACCTGAATACCGTCTGAAGAGTGCCATCTGGTCTCCGTTCCGTGGCGACAAGCTCTATCCCTTCTTCAATGACCAGGGAGATTTGGTGGCCCTATCCCGTGAGTACAAGAAGAAAGACCTGAACGATGTAGAGATTACCTGTTTCATGACCATTACCAAGGATATGGTTTATCAATGGGAACTGACAAGCAACTGGACTGACAAAGGCTCATTTACTCATGGATTCAAGAAGATGCCGGTGATTTACATGTACCGTCCGGAAGCGTATTGTGAGAAGATTAAGAGTCTTCGCGTAAGACTGGAGAAACTTCTTTCAAACTATGCAGACTGTATCGACTACCACTTCTTCCCTATCCTCATGCTTTTTGGTAACGTGGAGAATTTCTCAGGTGAGTTCAAGAACCGTGTGGTCGAGCTGACCGGTCAGGGAGCAAATGCTCAGTATCTTACCTGGTCTCAGGTGCCCGATACAGTAAAATTTGAGGTGGAGACGCTGTTAAGTCAGATATACGGACTGACCAATACGCCCAGAATCTCTTTTGACTCCCTGAAGGGTACAGGAAACGCCGTTTCCGGTGTTACCTTCGATTATGTGTTCATGTCCACCCACCTGAATGTGGAGAACCTGAATGAAACTGTCGGCGAGTTCATGCAACGACGTGTAAATTTCCTTGTCTCCGCGTTGGGTTCCGTGAATTCCACCCTTGAAGAAGCCTCCGAAACCATTGACGTGGATGTGCAGATGCAGCCATACAAACTGGAGGACATCAAAGACAAGATAGACACAGCTATCAAGGCCAAGGACGGTGAAATCTGGTCGCAGCAACGGGCCATCACCTTCGTGGGGAACGTGGATGCAGTTCTGGATGAGATTGAAGCCATCAAGGAAGAGCAGGCTGAGAAGCAGAAGAACGACATTGAGAAACAGAAACAGCTTTCCTCTCTTAAAAGTTCCAGCAGAAAATCTGAAGAATAGAACAATTCAGTCAGAATATTTACGGGGATAATACAAAACAGAATGATATAAATCTAAAACATTGACTATTTGAATAGCGGTATCTTTCGAGGTATCGCTATTTTCTTTATCATAGTAAAAACATGAATACTTCTTTGTATTTATTCGTTATTTTACTATATTTGCATTGTAATTAAGTCTTAAACGCTATGAGCTACAAATCAGTTAAAGACGTTGTAACGCTGCTTACTGAAAATGGCTTTTGGTTCGTGAGGCAGAAAGGCAGTCACATGGTTTACACTGATGGTAGCCATGTAGTGATTGTCCCAGACCACGGCAAGAAAGGCGTTGAGAAAGGCACTTATTACAACATTCTGAGGCAAGCGGGGCTAAAATAGCCCCCGCCTCTTTTGTTTAACGATAAAAAGGAGGTCAGTATGAAAACCGTAGAAGTGATTGTAGAACATGCTGGAAATAATCTTAGTGCCTATATTGAAGGTGCTCCGGTGATTACTGTCGGTAACGACGTAAAGGAAATCGAGAAGAACATGAAGGAAGCTGTTGAACTTTACTTGGATTCATGCAAGGAGATGAACATCGCTCCAGTGGAAATTTTGCAGGGAGAGTTCACCTTGAAGTTCAAGATAGATGCTGCCACCTTTATCAACTATTACAGCAGTATCTTTACTAAAGCTGCTTTGAGTCGGATAACCGGAATTAATGAGCGTCAGTTGTGGCATTATGCAGCTGGAGTACATAAACCGCGCAAGCAGCAGTTGGAGAAGATTCAGAAAGGTATCAACGCGCTGACAGAGGAACTGGCAGCTATAAATTTGTTGTGATTATGATAGATGTTAGAGAATTAAGAAAAGATAATTATGTATTGGTAAACAATGTACACTATAAATTTAAGGAAATAAGAAAAGTCTTTCGTTTACAGCTAGAAAACGAGACTGCGTCTATTGAAGGAACAAATTTATGTGTAATAAATGGAATTTTAAATAAGAATCCTAAAAGTGATAAGAACGGAATTATTGTTATTGCAACTCCTTATCATCAATCAAACATTTATCCAATAGAGTTATCTAATGATTTGCTTTATCGCTGCGGATTCCATTATCAAAATAAGGCAGCTGTATTTTCAAATGGTAAAATGAGTCTCCTACTTGAGGATGACAAACTTGTAGAAAGAAATACTGGCATTCATATTAAATATTTACACCAGTTACAAAATTTCTATCAAGACCAAATAGGAGAGCTTTTAAATGTAGATTTATCTATAAAAGAATAATTTTCAGCGTGATTACTCCTGTAGTCACGCTTTCTTTTTACCTAAAAACGAACATTCTCCCAATTGTTTCGTATCGTTAGCCTTAAAATTTCCCCTTCCCTTTCTCTATAAGTAAATTTACCGTATGAAATTATTAATCAAACTCATACGGTATGACAATCTTTGAACAAATCTTGGCAGGACTGCAACAGAAATTCGCTGGGGTGGACACTGCCACACTCACCCGTATCGCCACAAAGAAGGCAGAGGGTGTAACGGACGAAACGAAGGTGACCTCCATCGTTGAGGGTATCTCATTTCAGGACGTGATGCAAAACTATGGTGATTTCCGTGCAGGACAGGCTCAGACTTCCGCTGTTTCAAACTACGAGAAGAAGCATGGACTGAAAGACGGGAAACCAATCGAGAATCCGAAACCAGAACCACCGAAACCAAACGACCCTCCAAAGCCGCAGGAGACAGACATCGCAAAGATGATTGCCGATGGCATCGCCGCCGGTATCAAGCCGTTTGCCGACAAGCTGGCCAAAATGGAGGAAAATGAAGCGCAGGCGCAGCGCAATTCTCAGATTTCAGTAGTAGCGAAGAAGTACGGTATTCCCGAATTTATGCTGAAAGACCGCAACATTCCCGAAAACACGGACTTGGACACTTATTTCAAGGACATGAAGCAGGATATGTCTAACAACGGTTTTCAGTTCTCCAAAGCTCCTGAAACTGCCGAACAGAAGCAGGAGAAGGAAGCGAGCGAGTTCGCCAAAATGATTGAGGCGGACACAAAATCTATTGTCGAACAACAAAACAAGTAATTTATGTCAGCAGGATACAAGTATTACATTGAGCCTGAACCGTCCATCGAGGAACGCTATGACGTTTCTACCGGTGTAAGACGTAGAGGCCCTTACAAGCTGGATACGACCAACCTTGTTGCTGGTTCGTTTCTTCCATCCTTTACACCGATTGCCGCCGACTTGGTGAAGAAGACCGCTCAGGTGGCTATCCGTGCAGAAGTCTATGAGAAATTTACTACCGGATCCAATACCACATTGAAAATCAAGAAAAACTCTTTGGCTTATGTGGGTATGCACCTGGGTAATGGTTCTCATGGAGCAACCATCAACAGTATTGACAAATCAAACAAAGCTTTCGATAAGTTGACGCTGGCCGCCGACTTTGGTGAAACATTGGAAGCCGGTACTGTACTCTATGAAGCGACAGCTGTAGATGGTACTACCCCGAAGGTTATTGCCAACTCAGCCTTGTACGAAAGAGTACAAGTTGAAGAAGGCATCGTATTAGTTGCCCTTTTGATGCGAGCTTTTGAAATCGAGCCAACAAAGTTGGTTATGCCTTTCTCTGACATTGATAAAGCTAATATGCCGCATTTCCAGTTCAACGCTGCTGGTGTGCAATCACCGGCTGGTGTTTCGTATGAACTGCCAGAAGCATCTGATTCTGTAATGGGAGGTATTCAATTAGGATTTTCTCAAAGCGGAAAGAAATATCCAGTAGCATTGGAAGGTGGTAAAGCTTATGTTGAAGTTCCTTGGACTGATAATAACACTACCTATCAGGCAGCTAACTCAAGTACCTTGGGATTGGTAAAGCAAGGTACAAAAGTAGATGATGCAGCAGGTGGTGATGAAAAAGATAAAATCAACGCTCTTCTCGCATCATTAAGAGCAGCTGGTATTATCGCAAGCAAATAAAGAAAGGAGGACTAATATATGATGCTAACTATTTATACTCTGTTTAACGACCCCAACATCGTTAACGCAGTTATTCAGCGCGTCCTTCAGACACGTAAGGATACTATCTACTGGCAGCAGTATCTAGACTTCCGAAGAACGACTACCCGTGTGTTCAAGGACTACATCGGTCAGGTTACGGGCGTGATGGCCGGTTCTATCAATTCGCGCTACGGTGAGAAGCCTATCCGTGAACGTCGGAATATAGGTTCAGGATATGGAGAAATTGCTTACTTGGGCGATCGTTACCAGATTTCCGTCGATCGTCTGTCTGAACTTCAAGACTTGATTGACAAATACAATGCAGCAAAACCTGCTGACCAGATAGCAGCCATGCAGGACATTGTAAACTTCATCTATGATGACTACCGTCAGGTGCTTTTGGCTCCCCACAAGCGTATGGATATGGTTCTCGGTTCTATGCTGATGACCGGAGAAGCAACAGTTAAGAACAAGGATGACAATGCAGGAGGAGTTAACCTATTGGAAATCAAGTTACCGTTCAAGTTTATTACTCCCGAAACTGAAGCTAAAACGAAATTCATCACATACCTACAACAGAAAGTAAACGAACTGAAGTCCATTTATGGAACATTCCCGAAAATGATCATGTCTAGAGGAACCTTCGTGAAGAACATTATCGGATCTGAGGAATTTGGTGACAAGTTCAAGATGCAACTAACTGGTAACGAGATGTACCTCTCTACCGGGTTGATTACATCCCAGCTGGCTTCTTCCATTTTTACTGGTATCGGACTTCCAGCCATCGAAATCAAGGAAGATTATGTTCTTGACCAAACCGGTAAGAACGTACAGATTTACGCAGACGACCGTATCACATTGCTTCCACAAGATAAGATTGGTTATATGCGTTTCCATACTCCGTACGAAGCTGTAGACGGTGTGCCAGGACGTAATTACACTCAGGCAGACGGTGAAATGCTGATTTCCGGCTATAAGGATGGTAACGGTCGTTATCTTGAATACACCGCTGAGTGGATTCCGCAGATTACGAACCCTAACCTGATTGTGAATTTCGATTTGTCAACCATGAACGCATGACAGTAAACGACTACATATCACAGAAGTTTCAGACCTTCGGCATTAATTTGTCGGAGGCTGACCTTTTGGAGATAAGTCTGTCTTCAGAGATAAGCGGAGAGGATGAGATGGACCAGTCAAACATCGGTTTCGTGTCGGTAGCTATGGCGAAGTTCATTCCCTCTCTATTGCTCCGTGCCACTTCCATCAGTGAGAATGGTTTCTCTATGTCTTGGAATATTCAAGGTGTAAAGGAATATTATTCTTTCTTGTGTAAGAAGTACGGCCTTGATGACACTCTGTCAGATAAACCTAAAGTCAGATTCCTATGATATTTGCTCCGCATACATTACAAGTTAAAGTCTTTACTTCAATGGAAACGGACGAGTTCGGCCGGCCCATTCCCGGTACCGGTGGAGAAAGCTGGCAGGACGTATGCAAGTGCCGGTGTGACGATAACTCAACCAAGGAGTTTATTTCAGAGAACGGCGAAGTGTACCGACCAAATTATCACGTAGTCTGTGAGAAGAGAATTTTCCTGAAGGCTGGTGATGAAGTCAGATGTATGGACGGCGAGAATATCAGGGGAACTGGCAAGGTTTATATGGTAAAAAATGCAAACTATTTTGGTTACTCAGAGATATGGATGTAAAGTTTGACTTTTCGGACGTGGATAGCTTTTTCGACAAAGGCTATGCCGAGGTGAAATCCGTTGAAGATAAGGTTGGCAAGGAAGCTGTCGATTACGCTGTGAAGAATGGAAGTTACCAGAACCGGACCGGAACGCTCCGTAAGTCAAACAAGTATTCAGTTCAGGATGACGGCTTGGAATTGAGGAATGAAGCTGAATACGCTTCTTTCGTTGAATCCAAAGGTTACGAAGTCTTGACTGGTGCAGCCCTGTTTGCTGAGAAACGATTAAAGGAGGAAATCAAATGATAGTTACCACCGACATAGCGAACATACTCTATCGTGATTGCCAGCCTTTCGGCATTGACATTGTTCCTCATGGCAAGAAGCTGACGGGACCGATGAAGTCCGAAAGGATTGTCATTCACGCCAAGAAGCAGCAGCTGGGGACGTACTGGAAGAAATCCTTCGTTGAGGTGAATCTTTGTGTTCCTGACTTGAAAGAAGGTGAAGCCAACACCATCCGGCTGAACGAACTGGAGAAACAGTCGCAAGAATTATTTGACGGAGTAACCGGACGCTATGATGGTACCACCTATCATTATTCCATTGAGTCAATCGGAACTGAGGAGGACACATCCTTAAAGTGTCACTATGTGAATGTAAGAATTTTGTTTGAAGTTTTTAATGTAAAATGATATGGCAGAAGCAAAGAAAATTACAGCTGTAAATATCAAGAAACTTTGGTATGGTGAAACAAGTGCTATTGCAGAAGATTTGACCGGGCAGGCTTTGTATACTCTTTTGCAGGGGGAGACCTTGAAAGAAGTCAAGAATATTCACCAAGATACTTGGACACTTGAAGAAGCGGAAGCAAGCCGAACCAATTATAAAAATCAGCTCACGGGTCAGACCTATCGCAGTGAAAAGGAAATGGGTGATGTAACTGTCAATTTCACCATTGGAGAATACGATTACCCGACCAAGAAAGACCTTATGGGTGGTGATGTTATCAACACTGATAAAGGTTGGAAACGTGCGAGAGGAAAGGTGAACATCGAAAAATGTATCGTAGCCCAAACCGATGATGATCAGTATTGCGTCATTCCCCGCGCAGATATCGGGGCTCGTGAAGCGACTACAGATAAGGCTATTGGGCTTCCGGTGAGTGCTGTAGAACTTGAGCCGAAAGACTCCGCTATCGCTCCAGAATACTGGTTTGATTCCGAAGAGGTAAAAGCTGGCATGTAATGCCTATCCGATAGGTAGAGATTATATTCCATAACAGGGGTGGGCTTTATGGCTTCACCCCTTAATTATTTTTTTACATGAATCAAGGTGCAAAAATCATATCAGAATCCATTATTGGCAGTGATTTCAGAACGGTATTTGTTGGAGGAAAAGCTTATACTGTTTATCCGCCTACAATCCATAAGTTAGCCGGAGCCATCTCCCATCTGTCAGACGTACAAGAGGCCGAAAACTTGAAAAATGTCCTGCTCTCCTTGGGAGAAAGCGAGGCTTATTCCAAGGCATTATCCTGGCTGATTACTGGTGATGAAAGTTTGAGTGAGGAGTTAGCTAAAGGAACATATGAAGAAAATGTGAACGCATTAGATGAAGCCTTTTCCATGATTGATTCAAAGGTTTTTCTCAAAGCTGTCAGCTTGGCGAGGAACGTAAGCCTGCTGGCAGCGAAACCGAGGTTGTAGGAAATGATACTCTCTTGGGACAGATTGCGTCGTTCATGGAAAACCTGCATCTGTCATACCGGGAAGTGGTCTACGAGATACCATACAGGAATTTAGTATTAATGCAGCGCGATAAGCTCCATACCGTTACCGGGACCAAGGTTACAAAGGTAAAGGGTAAGGACATGGCTTCGCGCAGAAGAAGAAACAAGAAATAGATATGGCTCTATTAGAATGTTAAAAAGCAACAGAAACGTTACTTTTTTACGTTACAAAGTTTGCTTAATAGTAACGAAAATGTTACCTTTGCATTGTCAATTAAAAGTTCTTTGATTTATGAAGTTTTCAGAGTTTTACAAATTGATTGAGTCAGCAGGCTGGACAATCGAAAAGGGAAAGAAACATCACAAGTATGTTCATCCCGACTTTGACTACTTTATCCCTGTAGGCAGACATCCGGCTAAAGAGATACCTAAAGGTACTCTTGACAGCATGATGAAAAAGGCGGGGTTAAAGAAGTAAAAGAACAGCACCCACTTCGGTGGGTGCATTTAATTGACAAAACTTAAAATACACGATTATGAAGAAGATTCAGGCTATTATTGAAAAAGCAGATGATGGAGGAATCTCTATCTATTCTGAAGATGTAAACGGTGCGTATGGCTTTGGGCTTACAGAACAAGAAGCGAAAGAGGACTTTATTTCTGTTTTAGAGGAACAGGCAGAATATTACAAAGAAAAACATGGTGAATTTCCAAGTTGGTATAAAGCTGGCTATTCTGTGGAGTATGTGTATGACTTAAGTGGATTTTTTGAGGCATTTCCGTTCATCAATGCCAGTAAGTTCGCAAAGGAAATAGGTTTAAATGAATCTGTGATGCGAAAATATAAAGGCAAGATCGTAACAGCTTCCGAGAAACAGAAAGCATATATACAATCCAAATACAATGAAATTCTTAAAAGAATGGAACTTGTCAAGTTTTGATATTCCAGCCGTGAGGCTTTGATATAAATTAAAGAACAAATTGACAATTTGGCGCATCATTATGATGCGCCTTTTTTATTAAAACACTGAAAAACACAAATACGCAACAATAGGTTTATTGTTTGGTATTAATCATCGTAAAAACTGAATATTAATGAATTGAGGTGTAACTTCAAACATTAATATTCAGTTTATAATATATGGCTACACTTGTATTCCGCGTAAGCGCACAATATGATGAAGTTATAAGACTTCGTAATGAGATTAGTAAGCTGGAAGCCCAGTTAAAGAAGATGGACGTGAACAAATCACCCGCAGCCGCCAAGGCATTGGAGACCCAACTGGCATCTGCTCGCCAACAAATGATGGGGCTAGTGACCGAGGCGGCCAAAGCTGGTGCTGTGATGGAGAAAGACTTTAAATCCAATATTTACAATGCCTCACAATCTGTAAATGATTTTACTCAAAAAATTATTGACCAGAAAAGAGTTGTCAAAGACGTAGAACATGATGTTAAGCGGTTGGGCGATGCTTATAAAACAGCTTTAAAAAGAAATCCAACGGGAGCTGTAAGCTTATTATCAGAATACCAATCTGCAAAGAAGACTCTCGATGAAGAAAAAGCTACTTTATTTGGTTTGACTCAGCAGCAGGCTGAAGCCCGTCTTTCAGTAAAGAGACTGAAGGATGAATATGCAGCCTTTAAGGAAGAAGCAGGCGAAACGGTCGAAGCAAATGATAAAATGTCCGTTTCCTTAACTAAAGTACTTGGTGTAATAGGTGGAGTAACAGCCTTGAAAAACTTTGTTACAGAACTTGTCAATGTACGAGGACAATTCCAGCAGCTTGAAATTGCTTTTTCAACCATGCTAAAAAGTAAGGAAAAAGCGGATAAACTGATGTCAGAGCTGGTGGATATTGCTGCAAAGACACCCTTCGACCTCCAAGGGGTAGCATCTTCTGCCAAGCAAATGATTGCTTACGGCTCGTCTGCTGAAAATGTGGGTGATGAGCTTGTAATGTTGGGTAATGTAGCCGCCGGTGTTGGCTCCCAGCTTAGTGAAATAGCCTATCTCTATGGTACATTAAGGACGCAGGGTAGAGCTTATGCTACAGATATTCGTCAATTTGCAGGACGTGGTATCCCTATTTATGAAGAACTGGCAAAGGTTCTTGGCGTTACAAAGGACGAAGTTTCCGGTTTGGTCACAGCAGGTAAGGTTGGCTTTAAGGAAGTAGAACAGGCATTCAAGAACATGACTAGCGAATCCGGGATCTATTATAATTTGATGCAGGAGCAATCAAAATCTCTTACGGGACAGTTAAGTAATCTTGGGGATGCTTGGGACACAATGCTCAATGAAATCGGTAAGGACACACAAGGAATAGCATCCTCAGGAATATCTGCTGTGAAGGGGCTGATTGAGAACTATGAAACGGTAGGTAAGGTTTTATTGGGATTGATAGCTACTTATGGAACATATAAAACGGCTCTAATTGTTACGAGAATTACTCAAGATGCGTTGACTGCACGTATGGAGCTTGCAATACTTGTAACTAAAGCACAGACAGTAGCGCAAAAGGCATTGAATTTGACAATGAGCGTTAATCCGTATGCTGCGATAGCAACAGTTGTGGTAGTCACGAGTGCTGCTTTGTTAAATTATGCTAGTAATCTTGATAAATGCAAGAAGGGAATTGATGCATACAATAAATCTGTTGAGGAGGCAGCAAGGAAAGAGGCAGAGCATAAGGAAGAAATTGAAAAGCTTTTGTCAGTAGCGCAGGATGAACAGTCTTCTACTGAAGACAGAAAAGAAGCATTGATTCGTCTTGAGCAAAAATATCCAGACATATTCAAGAAATATAAAACAGAGGCAGACATGCTTCGTGATATTTTGAATATAAAAAAACACATTAATGAGGAAGATGAACGAAGAAGAAATGTTTCCGATCAAGAAGAACTAAATAGATTGAATGCGGAAATCAATAAACTGAATGAATCCATTAAATCGGCATCGCAGTCTGGTGCTGGATTATCCATACAGTCATTGGTTAATGAAAAGAACAATCTTATTAAGCAGCGTGATCTGAAACAGGAGGAAGTTAATAAGAAACGACATGATGAAATACTCTCAGACCTTTCTGGCTATTCTAATGAGCAACTTCAAAAAGAAGTGGACGTGAGAGAACGTTTGATGAAACGTTTGGAAAATGCTCAAAAGCTAGGAAATTCTGTCAAAAATGGCAAAATATTGAATGGAATATTGCCTGGTGTCAAGACTAACGAGCAGTTGCAAGCCGAGAAGCAAACTATTGAACGGGAACTGAATAATAGAGGAAAGACAAACGATGAAACAAAAAACAAAAAGTATTGGGAAGATAAAAAGAAAGAAGCAGAAGCGGCTCGTGATGTGTTAGATGTATCTGAGAAAAATTCTGAAGAATGGAATAGATATACTCAGCAGATACAAGAAGCTCAGTCCCAGATTGAAAAGTATTCTAATTCTAGCTCAATTTTAAAAGATGCCGAGCGACAAAAGAAAGAACAGCAACAGCTTGCAGAAGAACTCCTTCAGATTCGTAGAACCAATCAGCAGAACGAAATCAACCTGATGGAAGATGGAGCTGAAAAGAAGCGTAGACAGATTGAGCTGGATTACCAGAAAGAAATCGACGAAATTAAGAAGCAACGTAAAAAATGGGAAGATGCACAAGGTGGAAAGCTTACGTCTGAACAGCGGGATGTATTGGGTAATCGTGCGTCAAATGCCATGCAATCACGTGAAAAAGGTCTAGCCGCAATTACAGACACTGAAAATCAGGCTGCTATTGAAGCTAACGAACGCTACCTGAAAAACTACGGAACGTTCATGCAAAAAAGACAGGCAATTACCGATGAGTACACCCGTAAAATCTCAGAGGCCACTACTCAGGGAGACAAGGACATACTCCAGAAAGAAATGGAGAAGGCTCTTTCCTCCCTTGATCTTGAAAAACTGAAGCAAGGTATCAACTGGGAACTTGTCTTCGGTGACTTGGATAAGGTATCTAAAGAGTCCTTGAACAAAGTGAAGCAGCAGCTTAGAGATTTTAAGAACTCGGATGAGTATAAGAATATGGCCGTTGACCAGAAGAAGGTCATTGACGAGGCGTTGAACAACATTCAATCAACCCTTATTGACAAAGGCGGATTGCTGGCCGATTTACCTGAACAGTTAAGCGAACTGGCTAAGGCTCAGGAGGAACTGGCACAAGCTCAGGAAGAATATAATGAGGCCATGAAGAATGGTACGGATGCACAAAAGGGAGCTGCTACAAAAAAGCTGAACGATGCCCAAAAGAGACAGCAAAACGCTCAGACCAACGTTCAGAAATCAACGGACAAAACGACAAGCAACCTTATCTCTTTGTCGAATGTAATTACCCAGCTTGGTTCAAACTCTGAAATTTCCCTTTCTCAAATTGGAAACTTGGCTGGCGATGTTGTTGATGTTTTTACAGAGGCAGGAAGTAAGATTGGTGGAATCATTGGAGCTGCATTTTCCTTGCTGGATACTATCGGAACGCAGGGGCTTGATGGGTTTGTTGACAATCTTTTCGGTAGTGTCTTTAGGGCCGTTGGGGGAATATGGGATACTTTAACGTTCGGACTTATAGGTAACAAAGAAAGTGATCCATACTTGAAAGAAGATTTGGAAAGGCTAACAATCTCTAATCAAGATTTGAAAGCCTCTCTTGATAATCTGGCAGATAAGATGGACGAAAGTGCTGTCGCTGATGCAACTGGACTTTACGAGCAGCAGAAAAAGAATATTGAGGAGCAGATTGCAAATACACAAGAAATGATGCAACGCTCCGCTGCTGCATATAGTAACGGTTTCTTGGGAATAGGTGGAACACACTCCAGTAACAAAAAAGTCAACGATGCAATGTCTGCTGAAGACTGGAGACGAGTCAGTGAGGCTGCTGGAGTTTCTGTGTCAAGTGCAAGCGATTTCTGGAATCTGACCATTGAGCAGATGTACAACGTGGCAAACAACGCTACCGACCTCTACTCAAAAATCAAGCAATATGCCGACGATGGATATCAGAACGCTTCTCAGTATATGGATAGCTACATTGAATACTGGAAGCAGCTTGATGAACTGGAGGACACTTACCGCGAAAAGCTGACCGACACTTCGTTCGACACAGTCCGAGATGAGTTCAAGGACCAATTACTTGACATGGAGTCAGATGCAGAGGACTTTGCAGAAGATTTTGAGAAGATGATGCAGCAGGCAGTGGTTGAGAGCATGATGTCAGATACCTATGCAAACCGTTTGAAAGAATGGTATAAGAGCTTTGCAAACTCAATGACGGACGGAACTTTGTCTGATTCTGAACAAAACAATCTCAAATCACAATGGGAACAGATGGTCAGTGATGCCTTAGCTGAACGTGACGCAATCATGCGGGCTATGGGATGGGACAGCTCTTCCTCAGAGCAGCAGTCAGCATCCAGCCGTGGATTCGGAACGGAAATGACGCATGAGGATGCCGGGGAACTGAGCGGGCGTTTTACTGCCGTGTATGAGTCTAATCTTCGCATTGAAACAGCAGAGCAGCAGCAGATAGTGGCCATCACGGAACTGCGAGGTTCAATCAGTTCCTTGATAGTGCAAGCAAATGGACTATACAACATCGCAGACGAAACGCGTACCATTCTGGCTAATTCTTATTTGGAGTTACAACAAATCAGAGAGAATACAGAAGATTCTGCCAAATACCTGAAAGATATAAAGGCTGACATCGCCGAGGTGAAACTTAATACAGCAAGACTATGAAAGGAGATATATTTATCAACGAGAAAGATGCATGGGACACATGGGGTGTTCGCATGGGGGACGGTTTTCTCGATGCAATTGACGGATTCAATGAGATGAAAGACTACATTGAGGATGAAAGCCGGCTGGAACATGGCAAACGCGTGATTACTGAAAACGCAAAAGTAGACTCGCGAGAAATCACTCTACAGTTTACGATCGAGGGAAATTCAGAAAACGATTACCGATCAAAGAAAAAAGCCTTTCAGACAGAATTAGAGAAAGGTGCTGTAAATATCAAAGTTCCAGTATTGGGAGATGAAATCTATAAGTTGATTTATCTAGGAAAAAGCATTTCTTACGGGATGAGTTCTGACCGCTGTTTTGGTAAAATTTCGTGTAAATTTCAAGAGCCTAATCCTATGGATAGGAGTGAATAACAAACATTCACCTTATTGTTTCAAATGGAAGTCCTGATTTTTAGGGCTTCCATTTTCTATTTATGAACTTTGGAGATATGATAGAAATTAAAGACATATCAGGTAAAACAAGGCTTTCAATCCCAATTAATAAGGGAGCTAAAGGAAAGTTTACTCTGATGAAGGAAGACTATATAATTCTTCCTTTTTCGGTAGCTAAGCCTGTGCAGTTTAAACTTGGTGATTATGTAGATTTATCCGGTGTCCTTGATGAATCATTAGGTGGAAAGCTGGCAAAAATCTATGAGATAACTGACCTTCAGAAGCCTACTTACAACACTTCAACTGGAGGCTATGATTATAATCTCCAGATGAACGCCTACTATTGGAAGTGGAAGAACAAAATCTTTAAATACACTCCGGAACATGCAGGAAATGAAGCATCATGGTCGCTTACTGCTGCCCTTGATGTACAACTTGGTGTGTTTCTTCGTAATCTCAAGGCTTTAGGCTATACATATAGAGGAACAGACTTTATTTTCAGCATAGACGATACTGTAGAGAATAAGGCCGTAGCGATGACCTATGACAACATGAACTTGTTGGATGCCTTGTTTTCTATGGCGGGGGAGGATAAGTGGAACTGCGATTGCTGGATAACGGACAACGTGATTCATTTTGGGCGAAATGAGTTCGGAGATGCCGTTAAAATTGAGCGTGGTGTCGAAGCGTCGTCTATCACCCGCAGCGAAAGCCAGGGCACTTATGCCACCCGTATCTATGCGTTTGGTTCAACAAAGAATATCCCCACGAACTACCGTCCGACCGATGAGCAAGCCGTGGTGAACGGCGTAGTACAGAAAAGGCTTATGCTTCCGGCCGACACTCCCTATATTGATGCATACGAAGGAATGTCGCAGGAAGAAGCCATTGAGGACGTGGTGGTGTTTGATGATGTCTATCCCCGACGTGTTGGCACTTTATCCGACGTGCACACCCGCACCGAGGAAGTAGAGAATGAGGACGGTACAAAAGAAACTATTACGTACTATCGCTACAAGGATGCTGGGTTAGAGTTCAAAGAAGAGTATATTCTTGAAGGTGAAGAACTGAAAATCCAATTTCAATCCGGAAAGCTGAATGGAATGGAGTTCGGCGTAATCTTCAATCCCAAACCGAAAGATGAAAGTCGGGGAGATCAACTTTGGGAGATTGTTCGCAATGAAGACTATGGTCGACCATTACCGGATGATATGATGTATCCTGCCAACGGCGATGAATACATTCTATCAGGCTTTGATATCCAACTGGTGTCCGACCAATATATTCCAGAAGCTGAACAGGAATTAAAGGAAAAGATTCAAAAGTACACTGAAAAAGTGAAGAAAGATGATGGAACCTATCCGACTACCCTTAGAAGCTCATGGGTTAAAGAGGATTTACTCTCACGAACTTTCGAATTTGGGCAACGTATCAATCTTGTAGATGATACATATTTTGAAAATGGGCGCATTTCACGTGTCTTGGGATGGGAAATGAATCTTGATATTCCTTGGGATTCTCCTGTTTACACGATTGGGGAAAGTATGCCTTACTCTCGTATCGGTGAAATTGAGGATAAAGTTGACTCACTTACCTATAAAGGACAGACTTATAATGGAAATGGTAGTGGGGTATATGTTATCAGAGTAAATGATTCGACTACCCCTAGCGACAGTAATGTATTTTCTGCATTAAAGTCATTAAAAACACTTCTTCGTAAGGACCAGCCGGACGGAACCAGTTTTCTGCTGAAGTTCGGAGATTTCATCGACAGCATGATTGCCGGTAAAGGCGCGGGTATATATCCTGATGGGCGTGGACAATTCGAGAAGCTAGAAGTACGTTCTGCATTGTTAGTAAAGGAACTGATATATAATCGTTGGTTCTCTCAGGAAGGCAACGTCACTTATTCTGAATCTGGTACTATCGAACGGATTGAACTTCTCGAAGACGGCACGTATGATCTGTATCTTCGTCGCCGCTGGGACAATGATATCACAGCTTTCAAAGAGCAGGACGTAAGTTATGGCTCAGTGAATAACCTGAATACAGCAGGAGAATATTATGATAGCTGGTTCCGTGTCCTCAGTGTCATGCAGGCTGAGAATAAGATTAACGTGGTTCTTTATCCTGATGAAGAGGTGCCTGGAGGAAAAAACTATCCTCCTGCTTCCGGCATGGTAATTACCCGTCGAGGAAACGCTGTAGATGAAGAACGGCAGGGATTCTGGTATATATCCAGCTATGAAGGCTGTATCTGCATGCTTGACGGTGTTACGAAACCTATACTCGAGGAATCTAACTACAGCATCATTATCGGGAAACTGAAGAGGTTGGAACTGTTCGATAACCTCCCTATCAATTACCGGCATAGCTATGTGTATTGCCGTGGTATAGCCATTCAGGACTTGATGCGAATTAACTATCAAGGTGTGGTTGTCGTGCAGCTTAACGACCGTGGTTTCTGGTCGTTAGAGGTAGCTCAAAGTGATAATCCTTATACTGCTGGCAAAGAAACGGTTGATACGGTATGGCATTACGGCTGTCGCTGGAAGTGCCTTGTTACCGGGACCACTGACGAACCTCGCTATGCAAGTACCGGATGGGCAATGATAGAAGGTAATCCTGAATTTACGATAGATATAGAAGTTGATAACGGATGGGTAATAGATGACACGGAATTGGTGGAGGATGCTGTCATTAGAACTATAACCCTGTCTGGTAAACTGTACAACGGTGATGTGACTGAGCACATTCTAGATTCAGATGTGACATGGACACGTGACACAGGAAATGTAAGCGAAGATAATGCCTGGGCGATTAAGAGGGCAGATGCAGGCAAGACATTGACTGTTACTCTTGATGATTTAGGACTCGAGTTCAAACAAAAAGGCCTATGTAATTTTAAGGCTACAGCCTTGTTGCGGGACGGACAGAATGTACAAACTGCTGAGATGACAAAGGGCTTTTGATTAATAATTAACGATATGAAGAGAATGAAAAGGATTAAAGTTTATGGCGTTATATCCCGATGTGGAAGCACCGAAAAAATAAGATTTGTTGAAACCGAAGAAAATATCAGTTTTAATTCTAAGCGTGCCGCTGAGCTTTTGGCTGATCAGGGCGTAATAGTAGACGAAATCTTGCAGATTACGAAACTTAATGAAATGACAGTATATGAAGTTAGCAAGTAAAAAGAAAAGTCTTAACATCAACTACCGCCCTCTACAGGCAAGCATAAGTATGCAGGTAGTGACAAGTGTGCCGGACAGACAGTTCTATTCGGCCATGGATAAGTCGTTTACCCCCGACTATACGCTTACCCCTCTTACTCTTTTCCCTCGCTGTGCGGCTGTCGATGCAGATTCTATGTCAGCTCCCAAGGCAATAAACTCAGAACTTACAAATATGAAGTGGTATGAGCGTATCGGAGGTGTACAGAATTTAATTAGTAGCGGTACTGATTATGTGATAACCCAGACGGGAGATAACAAGGGGCAGATACAGGTGAAAAAAAATTCAAGCATTGCGAATCCCATCACTCTTGAATTTTCTGCTGAATATGTGGATGCACGTACTAACCAAGTCTTGAAGTACACAGCCAGCAAGGTTATTATTGTGTCCGACTCCAGTTCTCCACAGCCGGTTCTTACGCTTGACTCTCCTGATACGGTACAATGGTATCCTGTACGTGACGTGTTGAATCAGACGATTACAGCTAAGCTCATGGCTGGAAATAAGGACATAACAGAAGATGAGCGTGTCAAATTTTGGTGGTACAGAGTGCTGTCAACAGGTGCGTTGGAAGAAATTGTCGATGGTAATGGAGATAATGACTGGGAGATTGTGTCTGTTAATAAGAACGTGCTTGTCGTTAACCGTGATTTTATCGGGGATGAGCAGACTTATGTATGCAAGGCGGCATACCGTGAGACAGGTTCCTTGCCCTCTTCACCAGATCTTTTCGACCAGAGTGCAACAACTCGTATTGTAAGGTATATACCACGGATTGAATGTGATTTTAAAGGAATTGTTACCGGTTGTCCGGCTGGTACAAGTTACATATATCCTCAGGGGTATGTACGTGATTCAAAAGGAGTGATATCCAGTCCTGAAGAATGGTTTAAATTTATTTGGCTGGTGAAAAAGCCTGGTGCATCAGATTACAGTAAGGCAGGGGAAGGAGTAAGTCCGACCATTCCTTTCACAGAGGGCATGCTGCTTGACTTGCAGATTGAAGATCGTGGGGCACAGGCTATACTGGCTGATGATGCAGACGGCTCTGTATTGCAGGATGCAGATGGTAATATTTTATTTGACAGAATTAATAATTAGAATACTATGGCAAATTACATTAAAGTGACTAAGAAGGTGGCCGATAAGATTGGTGCACCTGTTGAGAACCGTAACAAGACGGCGGATGGTAACATTCTACTCTGGCAGGCAGATTTGAATATTATACCTGGTGAAACGATCGAGGCACGTGCCGCATTTGTCGGGGGCGTGGTTATGTCTGGATCTACTGCAAGAGGCGAGCTCGATGGTACGGCCGAGCCTGCAAAAGTAACCATTCCTGAATATTATCAGGATGCTGACGGGGAAAATACACCGGATACAGATTATCCGGTTACGCTTCCTGCTGGAGAAGAAAACGGCGAGAATGTAACAGATGGTGAAACTGATAAAACAGAGTAATTATGAGTTTAGCAAGCAAGGTCGGACAGGTCGTATATCAGCGTAAGTCCGGAGTTTATATGCCTATGTTGCAGTGCGACAAGGGAGATTTGTATCAGGAATATCAGGGTGATCCTCAGAATCCGACAAATATTACTCCTGATTTTTCTACCCTTCTTCCTACGTTAAGCAACATTATTACATCATCAAGAGTTGCAGATGGGCTGGTTATTCCTAACCTGGTGAAGTGGTTCTTCAATGATACGGAACTGACATTCGGTAGTGATAACGTGTCTACCAATTCATTCAATGGTGAGACCGGTCATTTCAAGTCACTCCCTTATCAGAAGGGTACAAGAAATTATTATGGATTGCTGATTCGGAAGAATCTTGTAAAAGCAGCGGGTGCAGCTCCATGTACGATTAAGTCTGAGGCTACAGTGGCCGTAGGTAATACTTCGGACAAGATACAGACTGTATATGGTATTCCGATTACGGAAGGCACATCAAATGCTATTCGTGTGACGATTCAGGCTGGAGATAATAAGTATTTTACGCTGACAACTAATAATGACAGTTGTATTCTTCAGACGGTTGCACGTATTGGCAGTGACGAGATATCATCTGGGCTAACTTACAAGTGGTACAGTCTTGTTTCCGGTGTATGGCAAGTGATTTCTGGGCAGAATGAAAAAAACTTGACAGCTACTAATGATATGGTTGATTCAGTCAGTCAGTTCAAGGTAGAGGTCTATCAGAATGGTACGCTCATCGGCTCCGATGTTCAGACGGTTACAGATGCATCAGACCCGCTGGATATCATTCCGAACCCTACGCCTGAGGATGAGACTATCGAAGAGGGATCTAACGGAACAGTCGTCTATACTCCGATATTAGTAAAGCGCGGACAGACAACGAAATTCAAGGACATGACTTTTTTCTTCGCCTTCATGGATGCTGCTGGCATTATCCTTAATCCGGAAAATTCTGAAACAGCAGCAGCTTCGGGAACAGTTACTGAAGAAATGTGTCAACAGGCATCCGGTAATGTCGCAGTAGTAATCACAACGAAAGAGTAATTATATCATGTTAGCTAGTAAAACAACAGAGGTTAAGTATCGTGTTAAGCCAGTGACCAGGCTTCCTTATCCGGCTGGTATATATTCTTCTACCATGAGATATACGTGTTCGGCTAATGTGGCTCCTTATGTCGTATTCCAGCCGAACACATCGCAGGATGCGGTTCGCTATGTGATGAACAAGGTCGGAACATGGCTGGGTACTGAGCAGGGCATGACACCTGCAGAAGATTATGCCAAGAACGGGGAAAATGCAACGTGGCTTCCGTTTGAGCATTTCAATGCTATCGAAATAGAACTTGCCCTGATTCAATTCGCTAAAATCGGACAGGCCATATTCTATGACCAGTACACGATATCGGAGCATGGGAAAGATACCAATAACGATGATGTAACCAATTATAAGGATTTCAATGCGGCCGACCCGATGAATCCGGAGAATGCGTTTCGCCCGAATATTTGTTTGAACTGGAAAACAGGGGAAGCTTTTTTCTGGAGGTCAAATATGTTTGCTTCTCGTTCTGTGGGAGTAGGTTCTGTAGAGTTGGGTAGGAGTCAGGTAGCAATTCCGCTTACGTCTAATTTTGTTGCTCTCACAGGTGAATGGAGAGGTAGTCCTCAATGGGGGCGTGTGCTTGCCTATGTTCCCGAAGACAGGGATTCGTGTTTGCCTAATTGGGACTATATGGAATTTACAATACAGAACGCTTCCAACGGACCAGCTATCCTCAATCTGGGAAACATGGGCGAGATATGGGTAGGCAGTGAGAAGTATGTTATCAATACTATCACGATTGATAATCTCCGTCATGTTAATCTTATGTTTAAAGTAATCCGGTATGCGTGTGGGATAATAGATGGTATACGTTGTCAGGCTGGGAGATTCTATGTAAAGAATGTTCATGATTTTGACATCTCAAGCTTTTACGACCAAACAACCCTTACAACTAAGGCCAATTTAACTTCAAAATCAATATCGTTTAACGTTTAATCAAATTATTATGATACAAAAAAAATCTTTAAAAGACGCGATACAAAATCCAGAGATAATATCAGTTGTGGGAGGACTATTACCGGAAGCAACAAAAGATAGTAAAGGCTTGATGAGTAAAG